GGGGGGTCTCCGCGCGTCAGCCGGGGGGTGGGACACCCCCCGGGTGATAGTGATAGTAATGATAGTGAAAGAAAGAGGAAGGGAGAACCTTGGATTACGTGTGTATTGGGCAGTTGTACCCGTCGAGCGGTGTTCCGGGGGTGCTTGGCGTGCCTGTGTCGAATGAGAGAGCCGTTGCTCGTTTCCACAAGTTCGCAGACATTCCAGAGGAGGATGATGTCATCTTCATTCGCTTGACGGAGATTCCAGAGTCAGCGCAGGAGTGGCTGTTGCCTGGAGATGTGGTTTGCAAGTACCGGGCGCTGTCAGAGCCGTTTCTGGATGTACTACGCAAGAAGGACACTGTTGGGTATGTCTCGATGAAGAGAGGGCTGTATGACTTCTTGGAGCCACTTATGCCTGTCGCGGAGGATGCCAGGCGCGAGGCCATAGAGGAGCACAGGTGGGCTGTACGCTACGAGGGGCCGCTGCTTGCGGTATCCGATCCGCAGGGGCGCTTGGCGTGGATTGTGACGCTTGGGAACGGTGTACGCAAGCTGGTGAGGCACATCTACTTCACCAAACCAGCAACCAAGATTGAGCGCGAGACGGCGGCGCTGATGAGTCCANTGTCNGTGAAGAAGGTCCAAGCGATGTGGATCACGCTCAAAGTCTTCCATGAGTTCATGTTTGACCAGGAGGAGATGGACGGGAAGGCGTACCTTGCGTTGAAGCGTGGGCTTCCGTTGGTCAATCAGGTGGCGTTGACGATTCCCGATTGCTCGAAGGACAGCGATTTGTTTCGACTTCATACGCGCCGAAGGACGGCAGCAGCGAAGAAGTTCTGGGGTCGCATCCGTCGAGAGTACTTACTGAAGCCTGATTCACTTGAGGGGCCGTTGTTGAGGTACGTGCAGCGTTCAGATGCACGATGGATTCGTGTTCATCTGGATGAGATGCCTGGTGTACTCAAGTACGCGATGTGGCCTGAGTGGAGCCTAATCAAGCCGCCGATGCACTTTTCACTGATGACCAACAAGGACGGGGGGCGTTATGCCGGCAACTGACTCTGAGATTTTGGCAGTAAGCGTGCAGCGTCTACTGAGGATGGCACTTGCCGAGTGGTACTCGTGGTTGGCTCACAAGTCCACGAGGAGGGAGGACTGGCGAGGTGTTCCTGTGTGGTGCAAGCAGATGCCAGGCAGGCTGGACATACCGTGGGCGGTCCATGAGTTGCCGAAGCATGTGGGCAATACGCAGATGATGCGCGTGTTCGGTGACTTGATTGAGCATGCAAGCATGTCATGTCAGTCAATGGAGGGCGTTCCGTCGCTTGAGAAGCTGGATTCACAGACGAAGTTGCTGTTGGAGGTGTTGGATGGGTGACTGGTTGTTTGAATGCATGATTCCTGGTGCTCCGATTGGCAAGGGAAGGCCGAGAGGGACTGCTGCTGGGGGTCATGTGCGCCTTTACACGCCGAAAAAGACGGCAGATTGGGAGCGAGCAGCGGCGATGGTGATGTCGTCTTTCTGGCGGAGGGCACCGATTGATGCTGCTGTAGAGGTGGAAATCATGGCGATGGCACCTCGACCGAAGCGTTTATTGCGCAAAAAGGACCCAAATGGGCTGATTTGGAAGCCAAACAAGCCTGATTCGGACAATATCGAGAAGTGTACGTGGGATGCGATGGTGATGGCGGGTGTTGTGAGGGACGATGCTCAGGTGGTGTTGAACACGACCTGGAGTTGCTATGCGCCGAGGGATTCGGGTCCGAAGGTATGTGTCCGGCTTCGCGTAGTAGGCAAGGAGCCTGATGGTGGCTGGTGGGACCATGTGCCGCGAGTACCTGTTACAGAGCCAGCACTTGAGTTGGACGATGAGTTGCCGTGGTGATTGTCATGGCTGCTGCTGTTGGTTAGGATGTTTGTGAGACCTCGGTCTCCTTTGGTTGTAAGAGGGCTCGCCACTGCTCTGGCGGGCCCTCTTCTTTTGTATTGACTGGGGTTGGGTTGTTTTCTGGGGTTTTTGTTTGCGGTTTGCTTTAGTTGGGCGATGCGGTAAAGTTGTGCTCATGGTGGCGGGTTATTCACGTTGCCGAGAGCACTGGAGAAACTGATGGCAGTAGCGACGACGGTGATGAGCGATGTGAACTTCACCTACAAGGTGGTTTCGTCGACTGACATTGAGAGCACGACGGTTCAGGACGTGCTTGGTGGGTCATGCACGTTGTACACGGTAGTGATCGACGGGCTATTGCTCACTGGGAATGATGCTGAGGAAGTGTACCTGAAGATCTACGATTCTATTCCTGATGGTGGTGTTGTAGCAGGCACGACTGATCCTGACTTGATCTTCATGGGTCGTCGGGGAGTGAAGATGACGTACCAGATTCCAGGTGGTTTCGCGCTTTCGGGTGGTCTTTCGTACCGGTGTGTATCGGACCAGGGCACGGCAGGGACGACGAATCCTGCTGCTGCTGTGAATGTTCAGTTCGTCGTGTCATAGGGAGCAGTAGTGGCTGACAGACTGAGTACGATTTCGAATCCGAACGGCACGCTTCGTTTTTCTGAGACGGCGGCGACGGCGACGGCGAACGCCGGTATCTTTGGTTCAAGCTACATTATCAAGTATGTCAAGTTAGACAACTCGTTGAATACGACTGAGGCTGTGTATTTGAAGGTTTGGTTTAATGGTAGTGCGCCGACAGTTGGTACGACGACGCCGGACATGATCTTCAAGGCACCTGCTGGTGGTTCGGTGGAGTATTTGATTCCTGACGGTATTCAGAACAACTCGAATGCTGTGATCAATGTTGCAGTAGTGACTGCTGGCGGCACGGGTGGGACGGACAGTCCGACTGGCACTGTGAGTTACGTCATTATTGGTGAGTGACGTTTGTTCTGATTGGAGGCGGCGGTGGCCACAGAGGATGCATTGCTTCGTGGGTCATTTGCGATGCCAATCGACGTGGCCGCGCCGGTTGAGTCTGACGCGGGTGATCTTGGTGAAGNGTCNCTGGGGGAATCGTTTGAGGGCGTTGATGTTGAGTTGCCGGAGTCGATTGAAGAGGAAGTAGCGCCTGATTTGGACATGGAGCCGGATGAGGACGTTGATTCTGACTATGATTTTTTGCCTGAGGACGTAGTACGTGCTCGTCGGTTGTCTGATCGGATTGATTATGCTTGGTCAGTGTATCGGGAGCTTGAGCGCAAGCAGGAGCGGATTGAGTGGGAGTATGGTCAGATACCGAATTCTGAGCATCATCTTGGCAGCACTCGGTCACTGGAGTTGAGTTCACGCTGGGAGGCCACGCAGGGTGAGATTCGCGGGATGCTTGAGGAGATTGAGGGTCTTCATGAGGAGCGTCGATTGGGCGGCGAGGTAGTCCGTCGATTGACGAGCGGTGATCCTGAGGAGCATACGGAGACGGCGGATGTAGAGGGTATGGAGCCTCAGGAGTTGGTTGTTCGGGAGGCGGAGCAGTGGCGTTTGTTTGAGGAGGTTGGCAGTAAGGCTCCTGATCATTTCATGGACATTATTGAGTCGTTTCCTGAGCGTGTTCAGGGCTTGTTGATGCAGCCTATGTCGGAGAAGCGGGTAGCACAGGAGGCGGAGGACCGGCGTATTTTTCAGGATGTTCCTGTGGACTTTTGGTCGAGGGTTTTGACTGGTGAGGGCACTGCTGCGCGTCGTGGTCGTGAGTGGTCTCGTCAGTTGGGTTTGGGTGAGTCTACTGCGCGGCAGTATCTTGGTTTGGACGAGGCTTATGCTGATGCTGAGGCGGCCTTAGCGTTGAAGCCTGGCGAGACGTTTGAGGGCACCGATTCGGGTCCATTATTGCCAGCGATATTCATGTCACGTCGTGCTCATGTTCCGTTGTGGAACACGCGGATTTCCCCTCATTTACGACCTGGCGTAGACGATCCGATTTACAGGAAGGCGGCTCCTGAGCGGACTCGTTTACATATATCGCCTAAGGAGATGTTTTACGTGCCGAGTGCGCTGGCGTTTCCCGAGGCGCTTTACGAGGATTATCTTCGTCATGGTGTTGGGGAGTCTGATGTTTTACGTGCGGAGGTAGCTCGTGCCCGAGCGAGCGGGACGCCACCGGTGGGCAGCGCAGGGTATGGTGTGGAGGTTTATTTAAAGAATGTTGATCCGAAGGCGCTGACACGTTTTCGGGTGCATGGGACGGGAAATCCTTGGTATGGCGCGACGATTGAGGTTGGCCTGTCTGGGTTGCCACCTGGGTTGCAGTCGAAGGGTTTGGGGAAAGAGGCCTATTTGCGAATTTTGGAGTTTGCGAAGCTGAACAACGCGACGGTTGTGAGTCCTGGTCCACGGTCTCCGTTTTCGGAGGGTATTTATCGGTGGATGCGTTCGAGTGGTATTCCGTTGAAGGCTTACAATCTTAGTGAGTTTGAGCGTTATGGTCGGAGGGTACGGGTCGAGACTCCACCTTTTGTTCGTCCTGAGCGTTGGATGAAGACTGAGTGGGACGTGAGCATGATGGATAATATGGAGTCGCGGGTCAGGGAGCAGTTCAAGGGTTTGTCTGGTAGTGAGGTACGGTCTCGGGTTGTTGAGGCCCACCGGAAGCACTATTTGGGGAGCACTCTTCAGCGCGCATCTATGTCTACCGGTCGTCAGGATTATGTATCTGACCCTGATAAGTTTAAGAGGCTGACGGAGGCGTTTTATCGGAGGTATTTGAGGGGGGACTCTAAGGCGGCTGATTTTTTTGATTGGATGAAGAGTCAAAGCGCGGCTGGTTTTAGTAATGGTCGGCCTCACACCATTCCTGGGAGGTCGTATCCTTTTGAGTACATGTGGGAGGTTTCGGCGTCAGATTTACAGGGGGTGGATTTGAAGTCTCTTCGTGCTCGTGTATCGATGGATGTACGGAAGAAGATGGGCGAGAGCGAGTATGGTCCTGAGCGTGGTCGTCGTTATGCCGAGAGTCCAGCGGGTCGGCGGCGTGCTCGGACTTTGGGTATTCAGCATGGTCGTCGTCTTGGTTTAGTCAAGCGACCTGTAGAGACATCTCCTGGTGTAGTTGCTTGGTTTTTGGCTCCGATTATTTTGACTGGTGGCGTTGTAGCTGCTGGGGCGAAGCAGGATGTAGTGGAGCGTTATTATATGGGTCGGTCAGTGTCGTTGGGTCGTCCATTGACGACGGATGACGTGAGTGAGCCGATGAAGCGTGAGATGCAGGCCAAGCCTGATATAGTTGAGGCATTGAAGGCAGGCGGATTCATATCGTATGCCTTGTACCATCAGTTGGGCGGTAGGGAGTAGAGATGGCGAGACCGAGGGTAGATGCTGAGACTGCGTTGGAGATGGCTCGTGCTGGTGTAAAGCCTGAGCAGATTGGCGACGTGGACATTCGGGATCAGGTGTATGGGGTCTTGAACGATCCTGATTTGAGTCCTGCTGAGCGTTTGGAGGCAGCTACGGCGTTGTCTCAGTCTGGTGGTGCTGGAGGTCCTGCTGGTGACGAGTTGCGGTCGACGTACCGTGCACCTGGCGCTGGTCAGGCTGCTGTTGGTGCTGTGGGCGTGCTTGGCACGATGAAGAAGAGTGATTTTAGACTTCCTTCGTTTGGTGGTTCTGGTGGTCCTGGTGAGGGTTCTCCGGGCTTTGACGTTGTGTTTTCTGACGCGAAGCGTGGGTTTGCCCTTGTTCGTGGCATTGGGGAGGGTTGGGGTGAGAGGGGCAGTGACCCGACGACGCGCAAGATTCAGGTTGGAGATTATCTACCTGGCGGTCTTGCGGTGACGGACATTACATCTGGCGGGATTCAGGTCATTCCTGAGTCTGAGGACGAGTTTGCTCCACCTGGCGATGAGTACGTGATTCCGCTTGGTGGCAAGACCCAGGTATACAAGCCGCAGCCGAAGCCTTCGGACCCGGAAAAGTGGACAGCCGCAGACATGCAGGCCTGGAGCATGAAGGCGAAAGCGGAGATGATGGAGAAAGCAGAAGAGGCCAGCGCAACGATCTTCAGCGCAACGATCTCTGGTGATGAGGCTGATGAGGCTGGTGCGTCTTTCGAAGCGGGGGACATCAATTACGAAGAGTACATTGAAAGCCTTGGCCTTCCTCCTGCGGGTCCTGGTCAGAAGCTTACGCAATATCGTGATCCAGAGGGCAATATTACGAGTAGCTTGAACACTCCTCTGCCTACGCCAAAGCAGACTGATCAGCAGAGGGAGGCTTATTTCGAGCTTATGGGCGAGTATCCTCCTGGTGAGGGTGGTCCTGCTGAGGCCCATGCAGCGGTCCTTCCGTGGGACGAGCCGGAAATGCGGGAGCCTCGTCCTGCTGTTGCGGAGTCACTCAGGGAGAAGATTGCGCGATATGACCGTGCGCTTGGCGAGAAGCTGTTCCCGTTTATTTATAGCGAGGAGGCGGGCAGGCGGCGTGACGCGGCGATGTCTGAGTTTGAGCGCGGTGCTTCGCGGCTACAATCGGGCACGCTGTCCGAGTTGCGTGGGCATCCTCAATACCAGCGTCAATTTCAGGACACGATCAAGATGTTTAGGGACGCGCCAGAGCTTCCTGAGCTTGGTGAGAGCCCGTTGGGGGAGATTTCGACGGGGCGGGATGTTTCGGTTGCTGAGCGCGCGTCACGTCTGGCCTCGTATGAGGGTCTTTCTTGGATGCATCAGAAGCGGGACGAGATCCGCAGGGACATTGAGTCTGGGCATAATTTTAGACGGGTACCTGGAGGCCCGCGAAAGTGGCCATTCGAACGCATCCACCAGCCGGAGATTTCGGCTGACAAGATGACATGGGAGATGCTTGACGCGATACGCAAGGGCGAGATTGGCATTCAGCCGGAGATTTCGGCTGACAAGATGACATGGGAGATGCTTGACGCGATACGCAAGGGCGAGATTGGCATTCAGCCGGCGAGGTCGGCTGGCGTGTGGGGCATCTCAGACTTTACAATTCCGTGGGATGCTCCGGAACTGCGTGTTCCCACACCAGAGCAGCGCGAGATTGACGATAAGAAGCTTGAGGAGGCGATGTGGTTCGAGACTGAGGGAGGCCGCGTCCTGACTGGTGATGAGGGCGAGGGAGGCCCTGAGGAGGACAAGGCTGAGCTTCAGCGCGTCATGGAGACCATGGAGGGCGAGGAAGAGCCTTGGTACCAGGGTCCTAAGGATTGGGCAACCAGGCAGGCGCTACAGGTTGGTGAGGGTGTTCGTCGGACTGGCGAATGGGTTGAGGGCCAGGCCAAGGAGTTCGCTGAGGATCCTGGTGGGTATTACACCGAGAAGATCTATCCACCGGGCCGGATAGCTGGCGCAGTGGAGCGCATGGATGAGGGCGAGTCGTTCAGCGAGGCGACGGGGGCTCAGGATGTCCTTGCTGCGTCTTCCGTGGCTGATCCTACGCTTGCATCGGACGTTGGTTCTGCGACATTGTACTTGCTTGAGGGCGACACAGAGTCGGCAAGGAATGTGATGTTGTTTGCTGTTGGTGGCCTTGGGGCGGGTGCGTTGGCAGCGAAGCTGTACAAGATGCGAAAGGCGGCAAAGGCGAAGGCTCTTGCTTCTGGCGCGTCTGTTGAGGATGCTGAGCGTGTTTCTGCTGAGGTTGTTGAGCTTGCGGAGACTACGCCTCCGAAACCCAAGATCAGTCCCGAACTTGCCGAGCGGATAGCCGAGCAGGAGCGGAAATGGGTTGAGTGGGAGAATACCGTTCTGACTGATAAATACCCTCCGAAACCCAAGCCCGAACTTGCTCCTGAATATGAGTTTGGGCGGGAGTCGTGGAGGGACCACTTTGCCACCGAGGAGGAGTGGCTCGAACATCTTGGTGTCGACGCTCCTGTCCGTCCGATGGATCCTGATGATATCCGTCGTGGTCTTCACAAGGGTTATGGGGATCCTCCCCCGGCTGTTCGCACGGCATTTCGCGACCAGCAGCGCGTTAGTGAAGACATCTACGATCGAGCCGGGCGAGTAGAGGCTGGACCGGGCCAAAAACGTCTGGACGTGGATTACGAGCCGCCGTCTTTACGGGAACGTCGCATAGAATACGAGAGGCTTCCTGAGGGCCATCCCGATATGCCTCCGGGGGGGCAGACATCGTGGACTGATTTTGGAGGAATTAGCAGGACGCCGCCCGGTGATTGGCCTCCTGGCATGGAATACGAGAAGTTTGTAGGCGCGCCTGGACGGGACCCGCTTCCTGGGCCACAGCTTCGTGGCAGTCAAATCACTCCGCCGCCCCAGAGTACGCTAACGACTGCGCGAATCATGCACGACTCAAAGATGTGGTGGAGGAGCGAGCTTGACAAAGCTAAGCGGCGTTTGGGTGAGCACAGGGCTCTTGGCGCTAAGGGCGACCCAGATGTTGAGATTCAACTCATGCAGGACATTGATGAGATTGAAGAGTCCCTTTGGGAGTACGGGCCCTGATGGCCATCGTTACCGACATTGATGCTTTCCTCAGGAAGAGTCTTCACAGCCCCCTCCCTGTAGAGAAGGAGGAGGACATTGTTGAGGCACAGGCTCAGCAGGAGATTCCTGTAGAGAAGCGTGTTCGGTCTAAGAGTGGCTACATGCTGCGCGCGCCTGGTCAGTTGGATTGGCGCGAGGGTTTGTTGCCGCCTGAGGGGTATGAGTTTGAGGGCGAGGGTGGTCCTATAGCTCCTCAGTACGAGCGTATGCCTACTGAGGCTGAGTTTATGGAGGGCTTTGAGCCTTATGTGGAGCCTGGGCCCACCAAGGCAGGCCCTGAAGAGTACAGGCCCGAAGATATTCAGGAAGCTGGAGAGGAGTCTGGCATTTCAGGAACATTTGAGCCTGACACTGGTGATTTCGACACTGGCGAGCCTGACACTGGTGATTTCGACACTGGTGATTTCGACACTGGCGAGCCGGGAGGACCGAAAGACCCCCCTCAGGGGCCTGGTCAAACCAATACAGATATTTACAAGCAGCATCTACCTGAAGAACTGCACGATGACCCAGAGGCTTTGGCGATGGCTGCTCGGGATGCCGCAGAATTGCAATATGACACCGAACATGCTGATGATGAGCCCGATGAGACTTGGGATGTTGAAATCGATGGCGATATTTGGACCGCAGAGAGGTTCGATGACAAGATCTGGTATGTTTCTGCGGCAGGCGAGGTGCTTCGTGAAAGAGACACGACGGATTCCAAGTCCCCGTTTTATGACCCCCCTCCTCCCTCCAGAGGTGAATAATGGAAGTAGATGATGCACTTGAGCTTGCGAAGAAGTATCGCAAGATGACTGGCGAGAACCCTCGGATGAAGAAGGACCAAGGGTCCTTTGAGCGCGATGTTGATTTCTTGCAGGGCCGGGCCCCGAAGAAGCCTGACCTGACGAAGGCTGTTGGTGTGGCGCTGAAGATCAAGCGGTAATCGACATGGCCAAGAACGGATTACGCTGACTGATGCTTGCGATTGGTTACTCAAAAATCCGCGCTAAGCGGAAGAACAAAGGTGAGAAGAAACGATGAGTGTGAATAAGGCGATTTTGGTTGGTAGATTGGGCATGGACCCGGAGCTTCGTCAGACGAAGGGCGGGACTGCTGTAGTGAACTTGCGGCTTGCTACGAGCGAGCGCCGCAAGGATGGCGATGATTGGGTCGAGCACACTGAGTGGCACACGGTCACTGTGTGGGGCCGCACCGCCGAGAATGTGGCGAAGTACTGCACCAAGGGCAAGGAACTCTATGTTGAGGGTCGTATTCAGACCCGAGAGTTCACCGACAAGGAGGGTGCGAACCGTCGCGCCACAGAGGTAGTGGCGGACACTGTTCGTTTCCTTGGTGGTCGTTCAGACAACGATGGCGCGGGCAGGCACCAGGGCGGCGGCCAGAACAATAGCCACAGCCACGGTAATCAGGCTCAGGCCTATGGCCATGGCAACGTGAGCACAGGCGCGCGCGCAGGCGGCGACCCGGAAGTGCCGTTTTAGGCCTTTCGTTCGTTTGTTTTGTCCCATTCTTTCTTGAACTCGTCGGTAAGCTTGTGCAGGTATCGAACCTTGGCTTCTGGCGAGTCAAGATTGATTATGGGCGGATTTCTAAAGCGTCTTGTTTTCTGCAATCTCTCTACGAGTTTGCTTTGCGGGATCCACTTGGTGTCATCGGACATCGTTGTATTCTCGTGTTTTGGCGTGTAATCATGGTAAGTGTGACACGTTAGCCAGTCAATAGGGGGTTGGAATGTCGGACGACAGTGGAAAGCCTTTTAATCCAGCGAAGTTGCGCATGTACTACAACGTAGGCAAAGACGGCCATGTTGACTGTGCGGAAGTTGAGCAGTGGACAAGCCCTGGACATGTCGAGTTCAAGCCGAGTCGTCAGCAGGAGAAGTTCAGGAAGGTGGCGTATCGGATGGCGAAGAGCGGGAAGTACTTCCGTGGGGAGTGGTTCAAGGCAACTGAGGCCAAGAACTACAGTGGCATGAAGATCAACGAGCGAGTTTGGCAGCGGTGGCTTTCGGAGAGTAACGAGTTCAAGGTTTGGTTCTTTGAGGAGTTCCCGATGATTCAGGAGGTCAGCGAAGAGGAACTAAAGAGCATGGACTCGCAGTTCTGGGTTGGCATTCGTGACGCGATGCAGGAGGGTGAGGACTGGGCGTATCGCCAGTACGCCAAGACTCGATTTGAGTCTCGCAACGCGAAGCAGGAGGCCCAGACATCGACAGAGCTTAAAGAGCTTCGGGGTTATTTTGGCGAGTCTGGTGGAGACCGTTGGAAGCTTCCGACTGGTGAGGCGTAGTGAATGTTGCTGACAAGCATCATCTGAAGCGGCTGGCTGAGGAGCCTTCAGAGTTTATCAGTCGTCTGAAGATCATCGATGAGAAGGGAATCGAGCGCAGCTTTGATGAGCCCTTCTATGAGCAGATCCTGGCGTTGGATGATTTCAAGTCTGATGCTGAGACGGTGATTCATTACAAGCCTCGCCAGATTGGGGACACGACGGTCGCGACGGCGTACAATTTCAATTATCTGTATTGGTGCAAGGACCCGGTGCGGTGTTTGGTTGCGGCTGATTCGTATGAGTCCACAGACGCCATTTTTGGGCGTATTCGGCACTACTACCGTTCCTTGCCGAAGATGCTCAAGCGGGAGATTGACCGTTCGAACAAGCGGGAGTTGATCTTTCAGGACACGCTTGCTGGTTTCCGGTGCATGACGGCTGGGGGCAAGAGCGAGGCTCGTGGTTGGACGTATCAGCGGCTGCATGCAGATGAGTTGGCGTTCTGGCCGAATGCTGAAGAGGTGTGGGCCTCGATTACGTCTACGATGCACGAGGGTCCGCATCGCAAGATCATCATTGTTTCCACCGCAGACGGCCCTGGGAACCTTTTTCATCAAAAGGTGATGTCTGCTTTGGAAGCGCAGCGGAACGGGGACAAGAATGTTCGGTTCCGTTTCTTCAAATGGTCGGACCATGCTGCATATCGGGCGGAGGTTCCGCAGGGGTGGGAGCCTGACCAGGGGGAATGGGACCTACAGCAGCGCCACAACCTCACCATTGAGCAGCTTTATTGGCGACATGACAAGATTCATGGTGTCAATGGGATTGGCTTGCGTCGATTCAGGCGGGAGTATCCGCTTACTGTAGAGGACGGATTCGCCATTTTTGACGGTAGTTGGTTTGATTCTGACTACTTGAATCAGGTGATTTCGACCATCAAGCCCGTCCAGGGTGAGCTTCGGATTTATGAGCGCCCATATCCGGGTATGAACTACTCGATTGGCGTGGACCCGTCGTGGTGTACGGGTGGTGACTACGCTGTGGCCCAGGTTTTGAGTGCAGATGGACGCCAAGTGGCGTCATTATCGATGAATCAGGGTGGTGAAATCCTGTTCTCCCAGAAGGCTATTGATCTTGCGGCTCACTACAACAAGGCGCGGGCCTTGATTGAGGCAAATACGGGTGGAGCGGGGCCTGTAGTGATTCGGGAGTTCATCAAGGCTGGGATTCCTTTGTGGCACAGGCCTGCTGCTCCTGGCGCAAAGGCGAGCAAGACTCCTAAGTACTGGACGACCACTCGGGGTTCCAAGGAAGAGGGGTATGCCCACTTGCGCCAACTTGTGAACGGGGATGCTCTTGAACTGCGAGACCTGACGACCGTTCAGGAGTTGATGCACATCCGTGAGATCAACTGCAAGATCGAAGGTCAGGATGGATACCACGACGACCACGCAGACGCGCTAATGCTTGCTGCCTGGAACCTTCGGAACATGCCGGAGTCCAAGGTGGTTCCCCGTCGCAGCCGCAGACGTTACTATGCTCGCAAGAATCCTTTTAGCAATACGGTCAGAGTAGGTAGTTGAGATGCCCGAGAACGGTAAAAATACTGACCAGATCACTCCCAGTGTAGTTGAGGATCAGGTCAGGGCCCATGACCGCGCCATGCGGGATGGTCGGAAGATGTGGGCGATGTACAAGTCCACGTACATGACCAAGTATTGGGAGTACATGGCGGGAGAGCGGCTGCCTCGCAACCCTCGTGCGACCGAGATTGAGATTGAGGTAAACCGTCTATGGGGCGTGCTTTCCTCGTATCTGGGTGCGTTGTATCCTCGCGCGAGTCGTGCAGTGCTCAGTCAGGACCCGGCTGGCCAGGGTGATGCTGAGAAGGCAGAGCTTGCGATCAATCGCTGGTTGTCGTCTTCAAAGATCCACCAGCGTGTGATGACGGCCCTCAGGCAGGGCCTGTTGTATCCTGGGTCTGGGGTCAAGGTTGGCTACCATTCAGGCCGTGGGAGCCCTCTGGACCGCGTCTGGATGCGAGTGGTCCCGTGGTGGGAGATGCTCCTCGACCGGGATGTGGGCGATGTGGATGACGAGCGATTCCGTGGCCACGTTTACTACCGTCCGAAGGTTGAGGTTGAGCGTGAGTATGGCCTGGAAGAGTTGGCAGGCACTCGTCGTCTCGACTTTTTGAGTAATGCCACGATTGCGTCTGATGACGAGCCGAAGGGTCGTCGAGACGAAAAGACTGCGCTTTCAGACGAGTCTGCGTTTGTTCGTGTTCTTGAGTTGTGCAACTTGGTCGATACGTACCGCGATCCTGAGAATCCTGAGATTGAATACCAGGGGCGTCTTGAGATTTATGTGTTGGGTCAGGGCGGAATCTCGAAGGAGCCCGTCTGGGTTGGGCCGCTTCCGTTTGCAGAGCCTGACGGTCAGCCCGCTCCGCATGTGATTCCTTTGATCTTCAATCATGAGCCAGAGTTCCCTCTTCGCGGGATTGCTCACACNGCTCGNTTGATGCCTCAGTTCCGCGAGTTGAACTCGTACCGGTCGTTTCTTGCGATGTCTACGCGAAAGGACACGCGGCAGTATGTGACTCGGAAGGGCACGTTTAGCGCGGAGGAGATGACGAACTTGACCGAGGGCCATGACGGGTTGGTTCTTGAGGTGGAGTCTGGGTTTGAGCGTCCGCTTGGTGACGCCATCATCCCAATTCAGAACGCTCCGATATCGCCGAACATCTGGAACTACGTCGGGAATGTCGAGAATGACCTTGAGCGTGTGATTGGCACGAGTCCTCAGGCGCGCGGGATGATTACGAAGGCGACGGCCTTTGAGGTTCAGACTGCGATGCAGTACACCGAGTCTGAATTCGGTATGCATGGCAACATCAAGGACCAGTGGCTTGGCGGTCTTGTTTCGCTTGTCTTGCGCGCCCTTATTGCCTGCATGCAGGATACTGGTGATTCGGCTGGTGCCTATGAAGAGCAAGATGTTGAGCTTGCTGAGGTTGGAGCGCAGCCATCTGGTGACGCAGAGTCTGAAGAGACAGAGACAGAGACAGAGGCAGAGGCTGAAGAGTGGACCGTTGAGCGCATCAAGGAGTTGGCCAAGAAGGCTGGCGAGGATGTTGATGGGGATGAGTTCTCGCGGCTTGCAGAGAAGGCCACAGGCAAGAATAGCCTTGATGATATGCGCCCTGATGAGCTTGCCAGACTTGGGGCGATGCTGACTGGTTCGGCTGTTGACAAGGAGGCGGCGACATCGGAGGAGGATGAGGCCCAAGCGGAAGAGGCTCTGGTTAAGGGTATTTCTGCTGAGCAAGAGCCTTATGTTGATGAGGATTCAGTTCGCGACCTTGGCACTACGCAGGTTGGTGATGTCACTGCTGTACAGCAGGAGGCGTTGGTTCTGATGGAGCGTGGTGACAAGATTATTGTCACTGCTCAGGATTTGGACGCCAAGTTCGAGGTCAGCTTTATCGAGGGCGGCAGGACTCCGTTGACCGATGCGGCGATGCAGCAGAACCTTGTGGCTTTGATGGAGCCTTATTCTGCGCTCTGGCAGCAGTCGCAAGACAAGGGACCTGCTGGTGTGTTCGCTCGTTCATACATGAAGGTTATTGCTGAGCGGTTTGATTTCCCGAAGGACTTGCATCCAGAGGAAATGGAGGCGGCAGCTAAGGCGGCAGAGGAAGAGCAGAAGGCTCAGAAGAAAGAGCAGCCTGAGCAGCCGCCCCAACAGGCAGGCCCGCCCCAGATGATGCCCGGAGCGCCGCCACAGGGAGCGCCGCCACAGGGAGCGCCGCCACAGGGTCCTCCTCCGGGTGGGGAGAACCAAGAGATGGCCCAGATTATGGCTGAGGTTGGTCAGTTACCGCCCGAGCAGGCGTTGGTGGCCTTGAAGCAATTGTTTGAGAATGACGCAAACATGATGCAGATTCTCAGCGAGGTTGAGGCTTTGCCGCCCCAGCAGCAGCAGCAGATGATTGGTCAGATTATTGGAGCAGCCGGTGCCCCTGTATAGTTTTCGTTGTGAGCCGTGCGGGTCTGAACAAGATCGGATGTTTCGTTTTGATGCGCGCCCAAGTGTCATCGAATGCGCAGACTGTGGTGGTAGCGCGAAGTATGTGATTCGGATGTCTAAGGCCCAGTCTCTTACGCTGGTTGATGACAAGGAGCGTAAGGTTTCAGGCGGGAACGGCCTTGTGATGCATCGGTACCGGTGTAATGCTTGTGAGCACGATTTCGAGGAGCTTATTGATTCTCGGGTTGGCGAACATTTTGAAGATGACCAGGAGTGCCCACAGTGTTCTGCTACAGATTCACGATGGGTGCCGTCTGCGCGTATTGACCGCTGGAGTGAGCGTTTCCCGTATTATGACCGGGGGCTTGGCGTTATGCTTCAAAGCAAGGCGCATCGGGCCGAGGTTTGCAAGCAGCGCGGCCTGACTCCTGTAGATGGGGATTGGGACTTGGAGAGCGAGTTTCGCAAGATGGATGATGAAAACGAGCGGGACGAAAGAGATTATGCTGACTATTGTGACCGTCTTGACAACTCACCAGCTTTTCGGAACTACCGCAAAGCGCGTGATCGCGGTATGATTTGAGCCACTCAGGAGATTGAGATGCCTATTGATCCTCGAACTGGAGAGCGCCTGCCCGGAGAGGCCGGACTTTACGCTGAAGACCCCGGTGCGCCAGCGGGTGCGCCACCGATGCCTCCAGAGGGAGCGCCTCCCATGGAGGGTGAGGCAGAGATGATGCCTCCAGAGGGTGAGGCAGAGATGATGCCTCCTGAGGGCGAGGACCCGCAGATGCAGCAGATGATGGCAATTGCCGAGTCTGCGCCGGTTCCAAGTAAGCCGTATTCGATCAAGGTGATCGATAACCTTGTTGGTCAGTTTAATGACACGCTTGGCAAGCTTGGTGGTGGTGACATTCCTGAGGTTGAGGTTGATCTTTCGGGTGCAGAGAAGAACCGCTGGGACCAGCAGCTTCCGCCTGAGCTTTTCCTCCCGCTTGTTGCGATTTCTGAAGCAACCAAGGTGGTTGGGGAGGGTGAGTTCGAGAGCAAGTACTACTTTGATCCTATGGAACTTGATTCGGACACCCAGCTTCGCAAGGCCACCGCGCAACTGAAGCGTATGGGGTCCGATAAGAAGTTTATCGCTGCGTTTGAGGAGCCGCCTGGTGAGATGGAGGCCCCAGAAGAGGCCGAGATGCCGCCTCCGGTTACAGAGGCAATGTCTGAAGAAGACCAGACTCTTGCTGCTGGAATGGAAACCTCGGCTCCAGCGTAGTAGTATCTTGCTTGAAACACTGAATGAGTGGTACATTCCACATTACTGAGGGAGAGATTGTGAGTGACGAGACGGTGAGTGATTCTGAGTCTGTTCAGCCGGAAGTTGATGCGGCTGATCTGGCGGCGTTGGTAGATGTTCCTGAGTCCACTGATGCGGCTCCGGTAGAGGCGAGTGCGTCTGAAGAGGTTGCGCCCGAAGAGCCTGCGCCCGCGCCTGCGCCGCGCGAAGAGCCAGCGAAGTCGTTTGACCCGATGTTTGAGACGATTGATGATGATGACCTGAAGCTTGATGGCTTCTACGACAAGATTACAGAGCAGGACATTAAGGAACTGCCGATTGTAGCCAAGCGGATGCTTCACAACTTCCGCGTTGCTTATAAGCAGCAGCAGAAGACCCTTGAGTCTCAGCAGGCTTCGTTTGATAAGAAGATTCAGCAGCGTGAAGACGCTGTTCATGCGCTTGAGCGTGACTTTGCTCGCCGTCAGGCCGAGTTCGCTGCGGTCATCGACGACCCACGGGTCAAGGACGCAATGAACGTCTCAGATGATGAGCTTCCTGACATTATGAGTGAGGCGGGCATCGAGGCCCGAATCAACAAGGGTATTGCTGAGGGCCTGACAAAGGCGTTCCAACCGATGCGTGAAGCATCTGTTGAGCGCAAGCAGGAGTCAGCGTATCTTGATTTCCTTGATACACATCCTGAGATGCGCGACCCAGCCTTTAAGAAGACGGTCGCGACTCTTGTACGAGGCCGGGAAAAGACAACAAGTCCGCTCTCAACTCAGGATGCATACGAGATCATCAAGGCTCGTAATATTATGGAGCAACAGCAGAAGCGCGCACAGTCTGAGCGTCGTGCTCGGGCAGAGTCTGCGCGCCAGGTTAAGCGTAGTTCCATGAGTGGTTCGCCCGGAGTAGAGGACATCCCACCTGATATTAAGAAGCAAGGCGCGGCGTCCATTGCTTCTTGGTTGCAAGCAAACCCTGAAGCCGCAAAACGAATCTCCAACACCGTCCGTTAAGGAATCACTTAGGAGCCTGAGATGCCTACCACTTCACTAACAATCGGCAATGATCTTTTGTCGACCACGATGCATATCCTGATGAAGGAGTGGCGTGACAATGTTCACGAGACCACCGCCTTCCTTGATGCCGCCGAGCGCGTTCATGGCGCAGGCAAGCCGGTTCAGTCTGGTGGTACCCGCATCGTGATTCCTCTTGGGTTCGGTGAGCACTCTTCGACTACTCGTATGCAGACTGGTTTCGAGCGCATTGACCTGACGGTCGAGGATGTGTTCAAGCCTGCCCAGTACGATTGGGGACACGTTGTCCGCCCCGTGGCGATTTCCTCTGAGGAGGAGATGACCAACCAGGGTGACGCTGCTGTTCTTTCGATCATCGAGAGTCGCACCAAGATGACTGCAAACGCACTCAAGCGTGAGTATGTCAAGCAGATGGTGCAGGGCTCTCAGGCTGGCTGGGAGGACTGGAACACCCTGAATGGCTTTGATGTCACGACTGGTAGCCATCACGGTTTCCTTGAGCCTGAGGCTGTGGGCTCCCAGGGCAACACCGTTGGTTCTGTGAGCAAGAGTACCTACTCGTCCAAGACTGGTTGGCAGAACCAGATGTTCGATGGTGCTGGCTCGTTCAACTCGAACGGTCTTGCTGGCCTGTATGACCTGAAGGTCGAGATTGCTTCCGTGTCTCCGAATGGTGACCCGAACGTGATTCTGGCCTCTCGGGCTGGCTTCAAGAACCTGAAGCGTTCTCTTCAGGCCCATGAGCGGTACGTGGACCAGAGCAAGATCGATGGCGGTCGTCTGGTTGAGTACTGGGATGGTGTGCAGATCAACGTCGAGCGCAACATGCCGACTGCTGGCACGGTCACCACTGGCGACCCGATCAGCTTCTACATGCTGAACCTCAACGACATCCACACCATCTGGGATCCGCAGGGCTACTTCGACCTGTCGGACTTCGAGACTGTGTCTGGTGAGTACGACGTTCGCGCCGCCAAGCTGCGGTGCCGTGGTCAGTTGATCGCCAAGCACCTCGGTTCGAGCGGTGTCGCGTTCGACCTGGAAACCTTCTAAGTCTTCTTAGATTGGGTGGGGGTCATGTTGGCCCTCACCCTACCCCAAAGCCAATGTATCGAGAGTAGGAGTACAAAATGGCTATTCATAAGATTGATGGCGTCGATGGCGTCAATCATTTTCCAAAGAAGTTCGTGACGCTGTATGCGTCGGCTGCATGTACCAAGGGGTACTTCGTATCAATTACCGGTGATACCACCAATGGTCTTGGCGCTTCATGCGCTAACGCAGAGGTTGGTGCTGCTGGTGGTGTGACAGCGAACTGCTTGACGCTTGGTGTTGCGACTGAAACCGTTGCTGCTGGCGCAAATGTAGTCGTTCAAACCGCTGGCAAGTATGAAAATGCATACGTCAATGGAGGGTGCGATGAGGGCCTTCCCCTCACTGGCCCACTTAGCGGTGGAACGATTGGGATGGCAAGTATGTTGGCCGAAACCACTTTCGGTGCAGTTATCGCTGTTGGCCTTGAGGACGACTCTGCTGTGACTAACTACGCTGATGTCATGATCGTCGATCAGGGCTTCTTCTAAGCCATTTTCGCTACCGGGCTCCGCGCCCACTACCGGCAGCCGGGGTACAATACCTGGGCTGCCGGTTTTCTTTTAGGAGTGCGTCGTGAACCTCAAGGGTATCCGAGAAGAAATCAACGCTGCGTTGGACTACAACCCTGAGCTTCAGCAGTACAGGGACATTGTCACGCGAGTCGTAAACCGGCATTATTTGCAGGTTTCCAGCCAGTACCATTGGCTGTTCATGCAGCAAAAGTCCGAGCTTGTTCTTCGCCAGGAGGTCACCGGCTCTGCAACTAACAGCCTGACGTTTAGCAACAGTCGGGTTGGCTCGTTGCCTACAGGGGTTGGCACTTCAGACCGAATGCTCTTCAACCCTGATGTTGTTGGACAAATCTTGGAGATTGACAACCAGAACTACCTGATCACGCATCGCCCAACCGCTCGCCACATCATCGTTGATAGGACTCCGGGGGCGTTCACTGTTGATTCTTGGAAGATCAAGTACGAGAAGTACGCTCTGCCTCGGGATTGCGTTGAGGTCCTTGGCATGATGGACCGTGGACTCAGCCGCAAGGAGACGGTCACATACACAGACCCGGCGTCAAGTCCATCTGGCGCGGTCTACACCTCCTCGCAGACCATAACTGGCCCGGAGAAGGGCCGATTTACGTTCTTGGACGCGAGAAAGGAAGAGTTCCTGTTCCTTGACCGGGACAGTACTGGTGACTCGTTTGTCAGTGTTGAGGAGACGCACGAAAATCTGGACCCACCGGAGTTTGCGCCGCGAGTGAGGCTTAATGCTGGTCCAACCGGTGTGAATTTGGTCGATAAAGCGACCTATGAGTACTGCTACACCTTCACCTATGCGGGCTGGGAGTCTCCGCCGTCACCAACCACTCAAGTCAAGTACATCGCATTCCTTGGCGGCACCCCCCAGCGGGTTGAGCTTACAGGCTTGATGCAGCCATCTGCGTTTGGCCTCGCGACTGATGAGACTGGCATGATGAAGAAGGTCTACAGACGCATGCGCCTTGCTGAGACGATTGAAGGCAGTACTGCGATTGGTAGTGGTGCCTGGAGGCACATCGCGACACTTCGCGAGGACCAGACGACCTACAATGACCGGGGCCTTGAGCTTACGACTGCCAGCGACTACTCGGACAACGTAAACCTAACGACTGCTTTGATCAGTACCGATGGCGTCTTGACTGAGCTTGAGCACCTCTATGAGGGTGGTCCTGTTCAGTACATTCGCACTTGGTATACACCTGGGTCGGATTTTCCGGTTGTGTTCAGGTATCTGCGGAGGCCGAGAGGGCTGACAAATGACTCGGACACGCCCATGTGGCCGGTTCAGTATCATCATTTGCTGGTTTATTTGGCGCTTCAAGACATCTGCTTGCAGCATGGCATGGCGCAGCAGGCAACCATCTATGAGAGGCGGGCAATTCCGCTTCTGGAGCGCATGAAGAGCAAGTATCTCTCAAGGACTGACCGAATGTACGTCCGTCGAGGCTTTGATCAGACTTTTACCGACCTTGAGCGTTGGGGGGTTCCGTCTAAGACATGAAAACCGAAACTTTCCAGACATTCCGGCTACGTGGTGTTGATGACCGGTGGCGTGTCACGCCTGATTCAGCCTCAGACATTCGCGAGATGTCTTGGGACCTCAATGATGGCTGGAGGACTGCGGGCGGGTATGACCTGATTAGCCTGGATAATTCAACCTCATTGGCTGAGTGGGCGGATGGTGGGCGGATCACTTCGCTTCATTGGTATGCCCGGCACAATGGTGCGGTTCGGTACACCATATTTGAAAATGCGCTTGGGGGTCTTGCCAAGGTAAACCCGCGCGGGTTTGAGGGTGCTGAGGCGTCCTATTTGCCGCTTACGGATTCTGAGAACAAGACCTGGGATGCTTCAGTTTCTGGTAGGTCAAGATTTGTTCCGAGCGCAACAAGCGCGGGCTCTCAATCTGCTACTTTTGGTGGTCGGCTTTACATCATCAATGGTCGTGATGAGCCCGTGTGTTTTGATGGTCGGACCACCAGTCGTGCGGGTTTTCACAACCCACCCGCCGCTCCCGAGGCCACGGTCATCTTTCGTTCAGAGTTGCTGAAGGAAGAGAACACATCGGGTCCAAGTGCGGACACTGGCTATTTTCTTGGCACGAGGGTTCGCTCTCAGGGTTTGGGTAGCTGCAATCCAACCGGCAGTTACAGCACGGATTCAAAGACGTACCCTGACGGAAAGCTCTGTGGGTATCAGTACCGGGTCACGTTTGTGAACAAGCGCGGTCAAGAGAGCCAAATGTCTGAAGCCAGTGACATGTGTACATTCGAGTGCTGTCAGGGCAAGCGCCGGTTTACAGCCGTGACGATTCCTGTCGGCGGGCCTGATGTTGTTGCCCGGCGATTGTACCGCACCAGGGACCTTCTGGATGACAATGGTGATGCCATCTTCCCTGAGTCTGGTCGGAACTTTTACTTCATCAAGGAAGTTCAAGACAACGAGACGGCCATAATTGAGGATGGTGTACCAGACTCAAACGTGGGAGAGCTTCGAGACCCCGAAGACTTTGGCGCATGGCCATCGCAAGCCCGGTACATATCGGTTTTTAAGAACACTGTTTTCTTGGCGGGAATGCCGGGGAATGAGGTTCGGTACAGTGCCCCTGGGATGCCTGAAGTCTTCCCGCTGTTCAACTCGTTTGATGTGGGTGGCGCTAACTCTGGCGAAATCACAGGCATGCACCCCACCAGGAATGCTCTGGTTGTGTTTAAGCAGCGCGGCATTTATCTGGTCAAGGGCTCTCCGGGCGCGTTCGACATTGTGACGCTGAATGAAGACGTTGGGTGTACCGCCCCGAACAGCATCAAGGAATTGCCGGGTGTAGGGCTGGCGTTCTTGGGCTCGGACGGCGTTTACCTACTCAAGGGTGCGCTTGAGAACACGGGGACAATCACAGGCGTTGTGGACCTGTCAGTGCCCATCAAGAAAACCCTGAAGAGAATGGACCGCAGCAACGCTATCGGGGCTGTTGGGGTCATCAATCGGAAGGAAAAAGAGTACTGGCTTTGCATCCCGACAACCGGGCAACGAAACAACCTATTGCTGGTCTTCCATTATGAAGTCGGCGCGTGGAGTTTCAGGGAGAACTACCCAATCCAGTGCGCTGTAGAGGTCCGCGATGAGCGGAACTATCTGTACTTTGGAAGTCACGACTCCACGATGCCCGGTGTCCATGTCTTCAGTAATGGGTATCGAGGAAAGAACGTCTTTGGCGCTTCTGGTGTTGGTGACCAGACGGCCCTTGGGGCCATCACGTCGAGGCGTGACTACCCGTACTATGAGACGGCTCCCCTGGACTTTGGGAGTGTCTTCAAGGGTATTCAGCTTGGCTATGTAAATTGCTATGTGCTTGGGTATGGCGACGGCAAGGTCAACGTAAACTTCAGGGTCAACCGTTCTATCGACTTGGCTTTGACTTCAGACCGCATGGTATCCCACAAGGATCTGGTGAATCCGCTTGCGGTTTACAGCACGACGGCATGGGACAGTAGCGGCAAGTGGGGCTACCACAAGCCCGTCTCTCTCCGGTTCGACATTAGCCACATGCACAAGGAACTGGTGCAGGAGATTCAGGTTCGATTTAGTCAGGATGAGGACAGTGACATTGCAAACAGGTTCCAGCTTTTCGGTTGGGACATGAATGCTAAGGTTGGAGAGCAGCGGAATATTCGGTTGCTGACCAATGCGCTGGATGAGGGGGGTAATTAGCCATGGCGACCCGTTTTCCTGAGGTTTACCCAGAGGAAAAGGAGATCATCTCTCCTGATGACTGGAATCGAAATTTGTCCGAGTTTGTGGATGAGGTCAATGGGCGGATTGATGCCGATAATCTGGCGAACAGGGAGAGCATTGACTCGACGATGGTTAGGAACCGCGCATTTCAGCGTTTGTTCTCATCGACGGATAATTCCGATCAGTTCTTGTTGAACAATGGCTTTGTTGGGTGGCAGACGTTGGATTCAGGTGGCGTCTCAATGCCTTCAGTGGAGTTTGAGGCCAACACCGATGGCTGGGCTATCTGTGAGGCTAATGCGACATGGACATGGCAAGGCAACGGTGTCCATAGAGAAGATACGTTGGATGCTTCTGGTTCAATTGAGACCGCTGATAACGACAACCCGTTTGTTGGTCGCACACACGAGGATTATCAGCGAGCACAGGCACTTCGCAGTCGGCCTCCTGGTGGCTGGATGGGGACCAGTCATGGCCTCTCAACACACTCTACCGACTCGTTATTTAGCTATGATGTCGGGTTTAGTGACAACGTGAAGCTTCATGGGTCCGCCGCTTCTCTAACGAGTCCAGACGCCACCCCTGGTAGTACTGCTGCCNNTTTCATAATGACACATGGCAACTTCCCCCAAGGTTGGTGGGAAGACCTGGCTGTTGACTACTATGCGTTCAAGCTGAGGATTGTGGTGGATGGTGAGCCGGTGTCGGAGAGCGGCTGGATTCATGTTGGAAACTATAGATGTGGCACGTTTCTATGTGGCGTGACTCCAATATCTGCTGGATTTCACCGCATCGAGCTACAGGCGCGAGCGGCGTTGTTGTCTGACCTCTATGCACACAGGAAAGGCTTGAACGCTAAATATCGAGATGACCCAAAGCGTGGAAAGTTCACCTCTAAGTTTTCAACGACAACAAGCTCAGCACCAACGCCAATGCCGGTGAGGGATGGAAACTTCGGATTGGATTGTCGTGTAAGGGACCGAAACTTGCTCGTGTCATACAGGAAGCACTGAAATGGCGCGCATCAAGCCAGATGAGATCAAAGAGGGTGATGATCTTCAATCCTCTACAATCAACTCAACGCAGGCGAGTGTGCGAGGCGTTGAGATTGCTCACGCAAACATTCGTCATGAAGGGCTAACTGCGGATGTAATTAAGCCGAATACCGTATTTGAAGCGCCGGTATCGATTAGTTTGCAGCAAAACATAGAGACAAACCTGACGCTTCGTTCAGGCTCATCGTATGAGACTGATGGGATTGTGAAAAACAACAGCGGAGCCCCCCAGTATGTGACCGTCAGCGACATTCGTGGGAACACGCTTGGTGAAGAGGTGATTGTTCGGGCAAGCTGTCGAATCATAATGGATGACTATGGGGCGAGGACATTCGGTGATTGCGTGTGTCCAATCATCACGATGGGACTGCGATACTCAACAAACACCACGGGGCNTACTCCTGGGGCTGATGAGGCTGAATACACGAACGAGTGCGCCGGTACGATTCAGAATTTTGAACTGGCATGGAGCGGCAAGATTCCATCAAGCTCTGTTGCCTACGACAGTGGTTATGAGGGCGAGGCGACGTTTAATACAGCATATGTTGGGGCTGGCGGCACGCATGATGGTGGGGTTCATGAGTTTTGGCCCATAAACAACACTCGTGGAATGAACTTCAAGTATGACTTCACTTACCAAACATCATGGCTGTTCAGTCCCAGCGATAACCTTGCTCAGGTCCATTTTGCGCTGTTTGGCTATGCAGAGCTTCCCAGTGGAAGCACTGTTCCGGCGGGTGGGGTTAGTGCTGGGGGTTCTGACGGATGCTCTGTTGTTGATTATCCCGGCTTCAAGGTCCGATATATGCACCTCAGTGCTGTTGAGGTGAAGAAGTAGTATGCCGGTTTATCCGACAATCTGGGCGGACTTTGCGTCAGGTAGCGTAGTTACTGCACAGTCTTTCCGTGACCGATTCATTGAGTTTCAGAGGTTTATCAATGGGCGAGTCGCAAAGACTGATTTGAAGACTGATGAGGCGTGGGTCACATCAGATCTCATCTTCAAGCCTGAGTTTTATGATGCCCCGGCTCCGCGCGTTGAGGGGGTGAGTTCAGATACCCACTACCGGTATCGGACCCACAACAAGCTTGACCGCTACTACAGGCATGAACAGCTTGGGTGTACCGAAGACGAGACGTTTGGCACGTATCCTGGTGACTCAAGTACTCACTACGAGACGTATAAGTTCGATGCGAATGTATGGCAGCCTGTTGAGGGGATGTCTTGTACCGTCCATGTGGATGGAAGCACCAACATGAATGCCATCTGCATGGGTACGCTATATGCGTTTGAATCCGGCGGAGAGGTGGACAACAAGAACGTCCCAAG